AGTAATAATGGCTTTCTATGAGTGTGATGACCTAAGTGAGGAAAGTTTAGCTGAGTCCATGTATATGGTCCATGAACCCATCGATCTTTTTACTTTCAGCAGTTGCTATTTCATAGTCTGATAATGTCATAATGGTAGACTTATTTTCACCATTGTTTCTATATTGAATGTGTAGTGATCCATCATCAGTTGAGTGAACTGCCATTATGGCAGGTAATACGGTTTTAATAAAGAAGGTGAATTTTCTCATAAATAGCTGGTTATTAATTAACAATTGATAAAGATATTATGTTATCTATATGGCAATGAAAATGAATAAATCCATCATATATAACCAATCTATTTTTATCGTCAATATAACCTATCTTGCCTGTTATTTCTCCATTTCCATATTCATTTGAGAAGTAAGGTTTAAATCTTACTTTAAATAATTTTTCTTTCATAAACAAAGGTTTGTAAGGAGAATAAAATAGGTGAGCCATACTGTTTCCGTGTAATTAGCTATTGGGCTAACCCCGTACTTTGGTATAACCCACCCATTAAAGTTCAGCCGAAATAAGAATAGAGAATAGACCGTTAAGGTGATTGGTCTATTAACCCTGCATTACTTCGCTGGTAGCGTTTTCATCGTTTGTAATAGCAGGAGCTGTGTCCTCAAGATCTCCTTCTTCAGCATTAGGAAGATTTGAGACAGCATCCCAATCAGAAATGTCGAGTGTAATAGAACAATTACCATCAGGTGTTGTAACCGTAGTTGTGCCAGCGGTCTCATTGTGGTCAACTGTCAGGTCATTAATGTCACACATGGATAAAATTAGGGCCGCCATTGCTACATTGTACTTCTTCATCTTTTAGATGTTTATTTGTGAAAAATTGGTTACGTTGAATAAAATGGAATACTTTTTGAATTAGCGAATAATAAATCCACCTAATCCATTGAATGAAGTAGGTTCAAATGTTGAGTTATCCGCAATTAACGATAAAGCATTATCCCAATGTCTAACTGTACCTATTCTCAAGGTAGTGTTAGGCACATGAGTATGTAATCTGGTTACAAAGATTTCACTACCATTTGTTCTTACTTGTATCTTACCGTCATTGAAGAGTTCTTTCATAACAAAAAGTTTTGATGGTTAAGTGATATAAGATATAGAAGACATTAATATTTTCATACCAACTTTGATTTCACGTGGTTTAGGCTTAGTTCTCATAAACTACTGATTATCCTTTAATATTAAACTATCTAATACTTTATCTGAAGTACAAGGTATTTCAGCAACAATACGTTCACCATCTTTTAATACAAATTTGGTTTGATATATAACCAATTGATATTCATTGTTTGATGGTTTTGTTTTATCATGCTCATACCATGAGCCTACTGAGAATGCTAAAAGCAACATTACCAGCACTAAAGATACAATTAGAATTTTCATAATAATAGAGTTTAAATGGTTATTTTAATTATACTTTCTAGTAAACATAGTAGTTTATTGGCGAGGATTTAATGTAAATAATAGAATACTACCCATAATAGGCAACATAATGATTTTATTGTGAGTGTTATTACTCTATCTTTTATATCGCAATCTTTTTCACCAAATACATAATGATTAATAACTATTAAAGTTGATAGTAAACAAAAGAATAATAATATTGGCATAGAATTAGTTTAATAGTCGGTAATAAGAACACCATTATTGTGATCTATTTCATGTTGAATAGTAAAAGAACCATTATTTCTATCAAACCATTCACAGTGTTCTGTACCAGTCTCGTCAAAATAATTTACTTTGATCTTAGCTAGTCTTTTTATTTTAATTGGTTTTTCTAATCTAATAGAGCCACAGTTAGACTCTGTTTCTATTAGTTCATCGTTATCAAAGACGATTTCTGGGTTGATCATTATAATACATGTCGCCGTGGATTTATCTCTATCCTTTACATATCCAATTATATTAAATGGAATAGCAGTATTAGCACCTGACATACCATGAGGTAACTTATAATCATCAGGTTTACTTAATGCTAAAAATTCAATATATCTACATATTTGAAGTACAATATGTTTATACTGAGGAGATGAATGAAATAAACGTATACTAACAGGTAATAATTTAGTACGAAGATATACTTTATCTTCTTTTCTATGTACATAGGTTACAAAGTCATCAATCTTCATGTTGATTAGTTTAATCGGTATTGTATATCTGTTACTGAGCCGTGGATTTATTTAAAACTTGTAAAAAAACATCAGGTAATAACACATTTGTACTATGATATTTAAACATCGGTGCGATTTCTTCAACTTTATATCCAGCTAATCCACAACCTAATGGAGATATCTCAAATACATCTTCTTGGTGCTCTTGTGCATATGATAAGAAAATCTCAATATCACGTTTAATATTCTGTAATGGTATGGATCTTAACCCTTTAGATAGGTCTTTAGTAATAATAGCATAAGAATTACCTTGTCTACCACTAGCTTGACCATAAATAGCACCATATTGTTTTCTAGCTACTAATGCAGCTCCTTTGCCATGTCTACCTTCAGTATTAGATCCAAATACAAATATAGCTGCCATAATAATTAATTTAATGGGTTTGAGTTAGTTGTATATTGCGAATTTTAAAGGTGTATTTGTAGTCATTTGGCTACATGTTTAGGGTTAAAATGTGTTGTTTTTGATAACAAAATCCACATAAACAAATAAATATTTATCGATTATCAATAAATAATTACTAATAATGCGGTCGAATATGACCGCACCACACGCGGTGGAGACAAAAATAAATAAATAATAGCTAACACCAACTCATCTTATTGGTTAGTAAATAGCTATTATTTATAAGTGTTACTATATATTATGGTACGGAGATAAAAAACATCCCCATTAGATAAGAGCAGGCATATCTTTAGCACTGCTCTTACTTAAAACTATTACTAGCCTCTAATGGAGTGAAGAGATATACAACGGTTCATGTTGCATTACTCTTGTATGGATTATGAAAAAAGCTTCTGAAATGAGCCACCAGTGCGGCTTTGATTAAAACATATTATCTTGAAACACTGAAACTCAATACAGTCAAGGATATTGCTCTAAGATGAGCTATGGATGCGGGTTGTATTGAAATAAGGTAAAAGAGAGCATTATATCACCGTCCGTATGGTTAGACTCAGATACAATACTCTCTAATTATTTTAGGTGGGTTAAACAAAAGATAATACAATTACCCCTATATTTTTATTGGTTTCTCATCTGTAATACTGTGTACTTCACTATACTCAGCTTGCCATCTATCATCTTCAATTGCCACCTCCCATGATATCCTGTCTCCAGTAAATACAATGAATGAAGTTTCAATTACTTCATCGTTTTTTAGTATAATGTACATACATGTATTTTTAATAATTAAGTAAATAGAATAAAAAGAGAGTGATTAGCTCTCTTATAATGGTAATAGTTTAAGACGCATGTTTTTTACTCTTGATAATAATGTCGTTACTATACTATTAGTATAGACAGAGTAAAATTCAATTACACCATTTTCAATCTTTGTGTTTATGGCTTTATATGATTTACCATCTATTTCTAACCACATAATATTTAATATTAATAAATTAATAAAAAGAGAGCAAGACCGAAGTCTCACTCTCTGTATGTAACGACTGCTTGCCTATTAATCCGCGATTGTCTCTGTGCCTGCTCCAACTACTTCGGGTTCTACCACATCATCTGCACCTTCTGCAATGAGTTCAGAGATGGTATCTGCTGCACTATTGGATGCGATAGGAGCTGCTTGTTGAGTCTGAGGACGGGTTGTACGCACTGCACGATCACCTACATCAATACCAAGCCTGCGTTTGGCCTGTATCTCTGCCATGGAGTCGATTGTCTTCTCAGCAACCTTGGCATACATTGCCATATCCTGCTTGGTGGTGTCACGGTTGTAGCCTGTGCCATTGTAGTTCTTTATGATATCATAGGATGGCTGTGGCATGCGACCAGCTTGAAACTCCAGCTCTTCAACGATGAAGAGTAATGGAAAGCCATTTACATTGGCAAGTGCTTCGGGTAATTTGTTCTGTCTGGCTGACTCGATGATCTTGTACTCTTCGATCTCGTTCTGTGTGCCCTGTACAACGTATGTGAGAACTTTGCGACCGTTCTTGAAGTACTGGCTGTGATGGACTGCTCTTAATGACATAACGTTTAATTTAAATTGTTTGAGAATTGTGTTTTCTTTATTTTTTGATTATTGTGTACCGAATTGACCGGGGGTACCGAAGTCCCCTTTTTAACGGTGGGTCATTGGAGAGGGGACTCCTAATATATACAAACTTAGTAAAATAATTTAAGTACCTAGCTCTATATACAAACACCCTACTATTTAAGTACCTAACTATATAGACAAATTGTCATATAAAAAGATTTGGTAATATCATATATATTTTGTACCTTTGTATATGGATAATAAGAATATAAAATGCATTAAGTGTGGTAAGGGTACATATATAGAAACTAGCCAACTAGATGATCTTAAAGGTGTATTACATTGTAGTAAATGTGGACATGAAATAAAAAGATATATTTAATCCGAGCTAAAATGAAAATTATGGATAAATTAGAATTAATAAAAGAATTTAATAAATATCATCCTGGATACGGAGTTGAATGGGGTTATTCTAAATATGTTGGTGGTATGACTGATACTGGTAATTGGATATTTGAGGTACTAGTATCCGAGCCGATTGAAGTATTAAAAGTTAGATTAGATATTCTTAGACGAAAACAAGAAGAGTCAGACGAATTTAATAGAAAAAATTTAAAAGAATATAAAAGAGTTAAGGATCTACCAGAAGAAGAACAAAGAAAATATTATATAGAACAAAGGAGAAAAATTAATGAAGAAATAATGAAGCATTTTAAAGAAATAGAAATGGCTTTAATGTGGGGTAAATCTTCAACTAAATGAAAATATATACTATAGATTCAGAAGAGTTCAGTCAGGACATAAATCTATATAAAGATATGGGATATTCTATATATGATCTAAGTCAAGTACTTGGAGGTAAGTGTTTACCTTCTACAGTGTTCTCTTTCTTTAAAAGAGGTGTTATGTTATCAGTATATGAGCAACCTTATAAGATGGTTTATATAAGACCTGTATAAAATAAATTTGGTGATTAAATAAAAAAGTTGTATATTTGTATTGAATCCTCGCCGGATTAATTTATAAAAATATTTAATAGTTTATACTATTATAGTTAGGTTCCAACGGGCGAGGGTTGGGACCTTTTCTTTTTATAAGGTTTTAAATTTGTTTTAGCCTCTGCTATTATCGTTTAAAGCAGTTAATAAAAGTTAAGTATTTAGAAGGCTAGGTATACGTTTATTGATAAGTTGGCGTATATAGAAAGTCAGGATGGTAATAAAAGTATGAGCGATGTCTGACTATCATTGACAACTCATGACCTCCAAAAAGATCTAATCAGTCTTTACCATACCGCTGAAGTTTACTAGAAATAGTATATGTCTTTAAGATGGGTCTTCAGTGTCTTCGAATACAGTAACAAGAAAACGGTGTATAAGACTTGTTACTATTATTTCTCTCTTATTGGTTTCTATTACTTGAAGGTAGAATCTAGTTGGAGGGTTTTAAAAGGATAGATGTGTACTTAAAGAAATAGGGAATTTATACAAAGAAATATAGTAATTAATTTGGTAAGTTTATAAATTTTACGTACCTTTGTATTGAAATAAAAAAATAAATTATGAGTTCAGTAGTAGTTTTCTTTATGGGTTTAATATACCTACTAATTATTTTAATAGTACCAAATACAAGAAGATTTTAAATATGAATGAACAAGAATGGTTTGAAAAAATAGTAGAAGATATAATAAAATATTTAAAAGAAAATAAAATACCATATAAAGAAGATGACATCCGCGACTATTATAAAAGATTCAACAAATTATCTAGGGGTGAGAATAACAACTCTAATACTGGAGTATCCTAGATTGATTCATGGAGAGTTTATGACCCATCGAGCATTTAGTAAAAATGCTGCTGGATCAAGAGCTATACCTATTGAAAAAATTATTGAAGGAGTTGAGAAAAATACAGTCTACCCAACCTGGACCAAGAATCAGAAAGGTATGCAGGGAGAAATAATAACTGATGAGAAGTTAGTAGAGGAGTTGAATGCTGATATATACTTTATGAGAGATTGGACTATAGGTGAAGTTAAAAACTTAGCTCAGAAAGGAGTACATAAACAAAACGCTAATAGATATCTTGAACCTTTCCAACATATTAAATTAATATGTACAGCAACCAATTGGGATAACTTTTTTACTCTTAGGTGTCATAAAGATGCACAACCAGAAATACAAAGTTTAGCAGGAGATATAAGACACGCAATGAATGAATCTAAACCTAAGTTTTTACAGCCAGGACAGTGGCATATACCTTTTGAAGATTTTTTACCAGATAATATAAGTGTAGAAAATAAAGTTAAAGTATCAGTTGCTAGATGTGCTAGAATAAGTTATAATAATTTTGAGACAAATAGTATAGATGTAAACAAGGATATTGAGTTATATAACAGATTAGTAGTACAAGAACCAGCGCATATGAGTCCAGCTGAGCATCAAGCTAGAGTACCAACTGAAAGAGAACTTGAATACTTTCATTCGAGATATCTAACACATGAAGTCGGAAAGTATACCTACCATGTAGGTAAATATATAAGTAATTTGCAGGGATGGATTCAATATAGAAAAATAATAGAAAATGGAGAACACACTAATAACTAATGATCGACTTGAAGCTTTAGTAAGACTATGTAAAAGAACTAAAGCTGAAACTATAGCTGAGGTTGGAGTGTATAAAGGTGGATCACTTAAGACATTAGCTATTAATTTTCCAGGCGCAGTTATATTAGGATTTGATACTTTTGAAGGTTTACCAAAAGAGCAATGGAATAATAAAGAAATACATAAGCCAGGAGAATTTTCTGATACAGATATAAAGTCAGTATATTCTTTTATAGATCGTCCAAATGTGGTTTTAATAAAAGGATTATTTCCAGAATCAGCTAAAGGATATAAAGACCAAGAGTTTGATTTTGTCCACATAGATACTGATTTTTATTTATCAGTTAAGGAGAGTTTAAGATGGTTTTGGCCAAGAATGATGTATGGAGGTATAATAGTATTCGATGATTATAAATGGCCTAATTGTCCAGGAGTAGAAAGAGCATTAGATGAATTTGGTCAGGATGTTCATATATCAGCAAACTATCAAGCATACTTAATAAAATAATAATGGCAGTCTTAATAAATAATCCGGATGGTCTAATAGGAGATTTCTTAGGAACTATTCCAGTAATGCAAGAGATAGCTCTTAGACATGATGGTGCGGATGTTATTATACATCCAGAAGCTGAAGGTCTTTTTAGTTTAATTCCAGAAGATTATAAATTAAGAAGAGTATATGAGGATAAAGGATATGATGGTTATTATAATTTAGATATATCTGCAGCTTTCTCATTATCAGTTCAACATAACTTATATATGAGTCAGGCACATTTTAAATACTTTGGATTTCCAGTTCCAGAGAAAGCTCCAAAGGCTCATCTGAAATATATTTATAATTCTTATAACTCAAATCATATATGCGATATTCTAGTTTCACCTTTTGCTAGATCCCTACCTGAGGATCAAAAATGGAGTAAAGAAAATTGGATGACTCTTTTTAGTTCTTTTCCACATAAGAAATTTGGCATACTTGGTAATACAAAATATGATGACTTCAATAGTTTTGAATATAATTATCCTAATTTGATACCAATATTTGACGCACCATTTGATACATTATGTGGAATATTTAAAAGCACTGGAACTTTAATATCAGTAGTAACTGGTACTTCTCATTTAGCTTTTCACCTAGGAGTAAAGAACATTCTTTTATCTAATCAGCAAATGAGTTGGGGTAATAATCCAGATGCAATAAGAATAAATAAACATGTACCGGATATAACAGTAAAAGAAGTAGCAGACAAATTATGGCAGAATTCAAAATCATTTCAAACACTGATGACGAAATAGAAATAGAGATTACTCAACCTAATGATCTTATAGGTGATACAGAATTTTGGACAGATGAAGATTGGACTAAATGGAAAGAGAAGATGGATAGATTGGAGACAGAAGGTATTAAAGGTCAACTTGAAACTATTAATGTAAAACTTAAAAAAAATCCTTTTATTGATGGACAAGTATACACAGGTACAGAAAGAATGGAACGAAATAGAGAGATTGAGCAAAGCAATGAATCTATCAGCAACATTAGTATTGCAGAACGACAAAGAAAATTATCTGAAGGACCAAGAATCAAAATTCTCAGAGATGAAACACAAGGGCCTGAGATACAATCAGAATAAACTTAGGTACGATTTATTTGAACCTCATGCTATGAAAGAACTAGCTAAGGTATTCACAATAGGTGCTGAGAAATATGCTCCTCGTAATTGGGAGAATGGTATGAGTTGGACAAGCGTTCTAGCATCTCTTGAGAGGCACAAGGAGGCCTTTAAACAGGGAGAAGATATAGATCCGGAGACAGGTTGTTTACATATGGCCCATGTGGCTTGGAACGCTCTAGCATTAGTTTCTTATTACTCCATATATCCACAGGGTGATGATCGTCCCCATGAATATTTAAATAGACCTAAAATAGGACTTGATATAGATGAAGTATTATGTGATTGGGTCGGTGCGTGGTGTGAAAAATTTGGACATCCTTTAGCACAGTCTTGGAGTTTTAGTTATGATACTTATGAAGAATTTAAGAGTTTTAGTCCAGAAGAGTTAGATGAATTTTATTTAAATATACCTAGAAAGATTGATCCAAAAGAGATACCATTCGAGCCTCATTGCTACATAACTTCAAGATCTGTTCCAGTTGAACTTACTCAGAAGTGGCTAGAGAAAAATGGTTTTCCATGCAAGAAAGTTTATAGTGTAGGGTTTGGAGTTTCAAAAATTGATGTAGCAAAAGAAAGTGGTATAGATATATTTGTCGATGATAGATTTGAAAATTTCGTGGAACTTAATAAAGCTGGTATTTGTACATATCTTTTAGATGCTCCGCATAATAAAAGGTATAATGTTGGATATCGTAGGATTAATTCATTAAAAGATTTAGTAAAATGAATCTAATTAAAACTTATATAGATAAGTCATCAATACAAGGTATTGGATTATTTGCTGGAGAATTTATACTAAAAGGTAAAAAAATATGGGAGTTAAATGGATTTGATTTAATGTTAAGAGAAAGAAATTATGAGTATTGGATAGCTAATATGACTGAAGAGCAACTTAAGTATATCAAAAGGTATATTTATTTTAACGATGGTGATTGGATATACTGTTCTGATGATGCTAAATTTAAAAACCATTCAAAAGATCCAAACACAATAGTAAATAAATACGATCAGTATGCTTTGAAAGATATACGAATCGGAGAAGAAATAACTTGTGATTATTCAGAATTAGATAAATCTTTTACAGAAGAAGAATTTAAAGAAGATTAAAATGAAAGTATATTATTGGAATGGGAAGAAAAATTTTGGAGATTTGTTAGCTCCATTATTGATTAAGAGATTCTGTCATTTAGATTCAGAATGGTCTGAAGCAAAAGATTCTGAACTAGTTATAGTTGGTTCTATACTTGAACATCTTCCTCCAGGTTGGGTAGGAGTAACTGCTGGAGCAGGTTTACTACATGAACAATCTAGTTTTGTTACCACAGGAAAAGTATTGGCAGTAAGAGGTCCATTAACATTGAAAAGAATTAGAGGACCTAAATTATATGTGGGTCCTGAACCATATTTAAATAATACAGTTTTAGCAGACCCAGGACTATTAGCTGATGAATTAGTAGGAGATCAAGATAAAATATATGATCTAGGTTTAGTACCACATTGGACAGATAAGACATTAGAACAAAATCCTATATTTAAGAAATATAACCCAAAAATAATCCGTGTAGATGATGATCCAATTGAAGTCATAAAACAAATAGGACAATGTAAAAAGATTGTAAGTTCATCTCTGCACGGTATTATTTTAGCCGATGCTTTTGGTATACCAAGAAGAATAGAAATACCACCTAAAGCTTTAACTCATATACATCAAGAAGGTGGTTTATTTAAATGGATGGATTATAGTGAAAGCATAAATATGAAACTTGAGATTGGAGTAACTCAAGAAGCGGACAGAAACAAAATTATAGAAAAGCAAAACGAATTATTTGATGTGTTCGAGGAAATTAAAAGTATTTTTTCTTAGACTAATATTTGGAAGAGAGTATCATATAAGGCCAAAAATTAGTTTACTAATACCTTTTTCATCTAAAGATCCAGTTAGAAAGAAGTCACTTAAATGGCTACTTAAATATTGGAGATATGAATTACCTGATGCTGAAATAATAATAGGTAAATCTAGAAGTAAAGTATTTTGTAAAGGAGAAGCTTTAAATGATGCAGCAAGTAGATCTACAGGTAAAATATTAGTTGTTTTAGATGCAGATGCATACCTAGATGGTAAAGTTATAGATAGGTGTGCAGATAGAATATTAGAAGAGATAGAATATGGTAATAGACTTTGGTATGTACCATACACACACTTATATAGATTAAATAAAAAAGCTACTAGTTTTGTATTAGAATCAGAACCTTGTCATCCTTATAGATTTACATCTCCTCCTCCAATATGTGATATTGAAAATCATGGTCATAGTAGTAAGTATGGACATAGATATGGAGCTATGATAATGATATTTCCAAGAGAAGCATATTATATTCTTGGATGTTTTGATGAAAGATTTAAAGGATGGGGTGGAGAAGATGTAGCTTTGCTTAGAGCCTTAGATACTTTATATGCTAAACATAAAATAACTAAAAATGATATATTACACTTATGGCATCCTTTTATAGGAGATGATTATAGAAGCAGAAGATGGATGGGTCAAGATTCAGGTAGCGTAAATAGTGAGCTAGCTAACAAATATAATAGAGCTAGCAGACATCCTTCTAAGATGAGAGAATTAATTAATGATGGTTGTAGATTTAAATTTATAAAAAAATAATAATTATGGGAGGTCCTAATATATTAAAATACGAGAGATTTCATTCAATAGGAGTTCATAAAGATGGTCCTGAACTTAAAACATTAAAAGATAAAGCTTTAGAAAATGTCCAATTAATGGAACCAATTCTAGCTAGAGGAGGTTTAGATCATCTTATAAATTTTATACCAAATATAGATCCTCCAAAGTTACAATGGAATTTACAAGTATTACAGCAATTAGATATAGGTCAATTACTAAGTATAAGAGGAGTTTTAGAAAATAGATTAGAATTACAAACTAAAACTTATTAAAATTAACTTATAAAATTAATTGTTTATATCGTATAAATTTATTATATTAATTTATAAACCAACAAATAAATGGAAGAATTAGAACTGTATTTTCGAATAAAAGAATTAGAGTGCGATATAGATGAAATGAATACTCAAATAAATAGATTGAAATTAGAGATAGAGAAAAGAAGTTTTGAATATGATGATCTAAAAGAAATCTATATGAATGATATTAAAAATCAATTAGAAAAATCAACCAAGAAAGAAGTAGAAATAGAATCAGAACAAGAAGATATAAAACCAAAAAAGCTAAGGAAACCAAATGATCAACCTAGTAAAAACAATATTGAAGTTTAGTTCTAAAACGGACGCTCTTAAGTTTCATTTACTAGCTATTGCAACGGAGGAGGGTTTAAAACTCTCCTTTGCTGACATAGATGTAGCAGTTGAGGTTTATATGAATGGTTATACTAAGGACTTTTTTTCTTGTTGTGTTAATAAAGGTTTTTTTAGAAGTGAACAAAGCGTTAGAAATTCTATAGCTAAATTAACAAAAGCTGGAGTTTTAGATAAATCTAAATTTGATAGAAAAGTTAATTCTAAATTTCTACCAGCTTTAAGAGAAAGTGATTTTATATTTAATTATCAAGTTAATTATGATTTACAAAACTCATAAAGATGTATATAGATCAACTGCTGGCAAAATGAATCTTGATGAAGATATAGTTAAGACTATAGGAGATTTTTATTGGTCTGACATTTCTAATTTAATCAGAAATTTTTCACATAGAGAGATCTATATAAATAAACTTGGTATTTTTAGATTTAGAAAACTTGCTTCTATTAATTATATAAAACGAATACCAAAAATAGAACCTCTTCTTAGAGGAGGTAATAGATCAGAAGAAGTTATACAATTAGCATTAGAAAGAGCAAGTTTTAGAAAAGAAAGAATGGAAATCCTAATAAAAGAATGGGATGAAATAGTATTAGAATATAAAAAGCATAAGGAGGATAGAAATGCTAAAAGAGATATTCAAGAACAGAAAGCAAATCTGGGAGGGTCTAAAGAATAATATTTTTAAACAAGAGCACATAGAAGAAGTATATGAAGAAAGAAATAATATATGTAGATCTTGCGAAAACTTTGACCAAACAGGAGATGGATGCGCTATTCCAACTACAGCCCCATGCTGTAACAAGAATACAGGTGGCTGCGGGTGCTCACTTTCTATCAAGCTTAGAAGTTTATCTACAGAATGTCCTATTGGAAAATGGAAAGCAGTAGTAACTAGCCAAGAAGAAGATATGATTCGACAACAAATTTTAAATAAAAATCTGTCAAATGATTCCGAAAGTACAGGGTAAAGATATAGAATTATTTGTTATACAACCAGTTTATTTAACCAAAACCGTAAAGAAAAAGAATGAATTTGGTGTAGTTGTTAATGAAGAAGTTAATAAATTTGTTAAAGAAGCTTATGCTAGAGTTTGGATGGATAAAAATGAGATAGGTCCATATGGTCAATATGTAGGATCCAAAGGTGAACTTCTTAAAACAAGAACTTTAGTTTATCACAAAAATACACAAAGTTATTACAAAGTGGCTCATAGTGTAGATGAGATAAGACAAGTAATGCAGTATGGTAACTCACATATAGGATACAAAAAAGCTAAGGATGAAGTTTAATGAAGATCAGCATATTTACTTTAATGATGATGGAGAAATTTATTTAGGAAGTACATCTTTTATAAAGAAATTTTGTAAACCATTTGATAAACAAAAAATAGCTACTAAGTATGCTAAAAAGCATAAACGAACAATTAAAGATGTTTTAGATGAATGGGATAAGAAAAGTAAGGATGCTATAAATAAAGGTCTTGCTTATCATAAAATGAAAGAAGATCAACTCAATGATAAGCCTCATATTTTAATAGAAGAAGAAAATCATCCTGTAATAAAAGCTAATTGGATAGACGGCTTAAAAATTAGTAATACTTTAAAACTTGAACCAGGTATATATCCAGAATTAATAGTATGGTCTGATAAATATAAAATAGCAGGACAAGCGGACTATGTTGAGATAACCAAGAAAGGCTATATTAATATAAATGATTATAAAACATCAGCTGAAATAAAAAAAGAAGGATATACAAAATGGGATGGCACAAAAGAAACAATGTTATTTCCATTACATAATTTAGAAGATTGTAATTTTAATCAATATTGCCTTCAGATAAATTTATATGCTTTTCTAATAAAGCAACATAATAGAAACTTAAAGATAGGTAAACTTACAATAGAACATATAATAGGAGATTATAATGAAGAAACTGGTGAATTTTCTAATGTTAAATCTATAGTTCATGAAGTTCCTGACATGCAAGATGAAATAAAAATAATATTAGAATACTATAAAAATCAAATGAATTAATGAGTATAAGATTATTTGATATTGAAAATGGTAAAATAAAGGAGACAACTCATTGTCATACAATAAGTTCATTAAAGCGTATAATGGATGAATATCCAAAAGATTATTTATCTATATATGCTTATCTTTTTTACATGAGTTCTTTGAATGAGGAAGAAAATCCTTTTGCAAATGTACCTGAAAATGACAAAGAAAGTATTGTGTTAAAAGAAGTTGGTGGTGATTTCTCAGTGGATGAAGAAGCAATATTCACAGCTTTACAAACTTGTATAAAACTTCAAGAAACAACTACTTATAGATTGTATAAAGCTGCTAAAAAATCTGTAGATACTCTTGCAAGATATCTAGAAACCACTCCAATAACAGATGGTAGAGATGGAAATATAATGGGAGTATTGAAAGCTCAAAAAGAATTTGATCAAATTTGTAGGACTTTTGAAGCTAGATATAAAGCATTTAGAGATGAACAAGGTAGTACATCTAGGGGAGGTAATCAAATTGCTTATGATCAATAATATTTTTTATGACAGTAGATTATTTGAAAAATTTATTTTTAGAAAAGTATGGGGATTATCCCTTTTTAGAAAGACCAGTAGAAATATTAGTTACATTAACACAAAGTGAATTTCAAGAACTTAGTGATGATTTAATGAAATATGCTAGTCCTTTATTATTTATTATAGAAGAATCTGAGTTTAAACAACCTGAACCAGGTTCTACTTTGTTTAGTAGAATTAATATACCATTTCTTTGTGAATTTATTATAGAGATTGGAGATCAATTTGAGTTTGGTCTTTTGGATAAAACTCAAGAATATGGAGATGAAACTTTATGAGTTATACTAGTGTTCCAACATATAATAGTAAAGAACAAAAATGGTCATACACAGACTTTGAAACCAGAGATGATTTCAAAAAATTTGTTTGGAGTAAATTCAAGAAGCCCGGAGAATTGAATTTAACTGGTACAAAATTCTGGCAACAAGAAGGACTTAGATTTGATAAACAAGGTTTTTATTGCAATGCTCCTTATATGTCTCAGGATTATAGAACTTACTGGGATTTTGAAAAGGAGAAATCTACGAAAGGTGTAATAATTGATGATTTTTATCTAACCAGATATTACTACTTCTGGATAAATTTCCTACCTATAAATGATAAACAAGTCAATAGATTAAAATTCCCAGAAATATGGGATAGTCAATATTATTTCTTCTTATATATATGCCTTTGCGAATTAGAATACAAATATAGCGTTGTTGTAAAGAAAAGGCAATGGGGTAATACTTTCCAACACTTATCTATTTTAATTAATGATATCTGGTTTGAGCAAGGTTTTATTAATAAAGTGGCTGCTTCTGATGACGATTACATAAAAACAGATTGGGCAATTCTAGAAGAATATAGAACTTTTTTAAATACTAATACAGCTTGGTATAGAGGTTTTAATCCAGATAAAACTTTAAATTGGCAACAGAGATGGGAGACTAAAGTTGGAGGTAGAAAGCAATTTAGAGGTA